TTTAAAAGATACGTTAAGAAAAACAATAGATTTATACGGTTATGCAACAACAACTGTAATGAAAAGTAATGAAAAAGGTATTAACTTCTGTAAACGTCTTGGTTTTGAAATAGAGAAAGAGGATCAAGACAGACTTTATTTAAAATGCGATAGGTGCAATTATGTTTAATCCAAGATTTGTAGGTATTTTAAAACATCCAGGCTATAACGATCCGTTCTCGGCTGCTATTGCTGTAGGCGGTTCTTTAATTGGTGGCGCTATGTCAGCCGATGCAGCAGAAGATGCAGCTAATATACAGGCTGCCGCAACTGATAGACAAATAGCGCTTCAAAAAGAAATATTTGACACACAAAATAAACAATTAGCTCCTTATCGTGGCGCAGGATATACTGCATTAAATAGAATTGGCGAATTAATGCCTGGCACTTATCAAAAATATGATGCAGAAGGCAATCCAATTGGCACAGGCACAGGAACAGGTTATCTTACAAAAGAATTTACTAATCTTGACCTCAATCAATATTTAGCTCCTAACTATGGATTTCAGTTAGAACAAGGTCTAGGTGCAAATAGAAATCTTTTAAACGCTACAGGCGGACTTGTAGGTGGAAATGCTATAAGAGGTTTGCAAGATTACACTCAAAATTTTGCACAAAATGCTTATCAAAACGCTTTTGCAAACTTTCAAGGTCAGCGTGGTAACATTTACAATACATTAGCTGGTATAGCTGGTATTGGTCAAACAGGTCAAACACAATCAGGAAACTTGGCTCAAAACTATGGGACAAACGTAGCTAATCTTGCTACAGGTGGCGCAGCGGCTGAAGCAGCTGGTAGAATTGGTGCAGCAAACGCTTATTCAGGAGCGTTAACAAATGCAGGAAATATGTTTGCTTTAGCTGCAGAAGAATTAGCAAAAAAAACTTTGCAACCTAAAATTGAACAACAAAAATTTCAAACTCAATCTGCTGGCACACAATTAAATACACAACAATTAGAAAACACTAGAAAACATACTGAAAATATTATTCAGAACATTTCTACTTTAATGACTAAACCTGATTTAAGTCGTGACGATATTATTGCTCGTGCTACTGAAATTAATAAAAACGCAGGCGGAAACGAACAGTCATTAAATCAATCTTTAGCAGGTTTACCTGAAAAAGGTGACATTACTGCATACAGATCATGGCTTGCACAAAACTTAACTAAAGCTATTGGCGCTCAAAGCCAATTAGATAAATTAGCTCCAGCAGGTGTTTATCCATCACAATTACCTAATGTTGAGCCACAAAATGCACCTACACAACCTGTAGTATCGCCAAGCGTGACTACAGAAAATATGAATAAACCTGCGCATAGCCAACCTTCACAGTTACCTTACCCTGTAAGAACACCAACTACAATTACGCCTTATGCGCCTACTGAAAAAGCAGACCAAGACGCAGGATTTAAAACAAGAAATATGTTAGTTGAGCGTCAATCTAATTTGACTGCTGACCGAAGAAATATTAATGAAACAATAAAAAAAGCTACAGAAATAAAAAAAGAATTAGGTGATTGGGCAACAGGATATAAAGGCGCATTTTCAAGATGGATAAATACTGCAGCTGGAACTGAATTAGGCTCAACATACAAAGAATTGTCTAAAGATTTAGCTAACGTTCAAATACAAAACACTCTTGCCAAGGGTGGGTCATTGGACACAGTTAGCGGACAACAATTAGTAAAAGCAGCTAATGGTGACGAAACATTTCCGCCTGATGTTTTAATTAATATTGCTAATCGTGCTAAAGCTGACATGACAGAACTTGACTTAAAAGCAAATGCGGCTCAAAAGTTTAGTCAAAAGTTTGGTGATAATAACTTTAAAGCTTTTCAACAAATGTGGTCTAAAAATGCTACATCAGAAATATTTGAGTTGTATAACATATACAATAACCCTGATTTAAGCGACAAAGAAAAAGAAACTGCAAAAAATAAATTATTTCCAAAAGATAAAAAACAACAAAAAATATTTATTGAAAAATGGAATAATATTAAAAAACTTGAGGAAACAGGCTCACTATAATGGATGATTTCGTTCAATTTCTAACAGGTAGCGCAAGTAAATCACCTGTGCCTACTAATGTTGGCAATATAAGACCTGTTGGTAGCTCCACAGGTTTTCAACAATTTGACACGCCTGAAGCAGGCATTAAAGCTGTTGACGATCAATTAAGAATTTACGGCTCAAAGCACAAATTAAAAACATTACGAGAAGTTATATCTAGATGGGCGCCGCCTTCTGAAAACGACACCGAAGCATACATAAAAAACGTATCTCAAAGAACAGGAATTAAACCTGATGAAGAAATTGACCTTTCTAATCCTACTATTCGTCACGTTATTAGTGGCCCTATTATTTTACAAGAGCAAGGCCTTAAAAAATTAAAAGGCACACCTCAAACTACAACGCAACAACCTACACCGCAACCGCAAGAACAACCTACGGATGAGTTTGTTAGCTTTTTAACAAAAGAGCCTGAAGTTACTGTTGAACCTAAAGAGGTTGCAAAAAAATCAGTTACTCAAACTAAACAAGACGTAATTAAAGCGGTAGCTCCTCAACCACAGAAAACTACAGTTGGCGCTTCAACAACAGCATTGGCAGATGTTATTCCTAATTTAGCTGCTACAGTTGCAGACATTGGTGCTTATACATCTGCAAGATATGGCCTAAAAAAGACACCTGAAGAAGCTAGAAAAATTGCAGACGTTTATTCTGAAGGTTTTAAAAGCCCATTTGCAAAAATGACAGGTCTTGCTGGAACAGAAGAATATGCAAATGCACCTGTAAATAAAATAATGGATTTTATTGGTAGAAACGTTGAAAAAGGTGCAGATTGGATTGCTAAAAACACAGGCATGGCAACCGAAGATGTGCAAAACATTATTAATGCAGGATCATTTGTTGTGCCTGAAGTTGCTGGTAGAGTATATGGCAAAGCAAAAGGCAAGCCTGTTGGCGAAACATTTACCGAACAATTTGCTAAACGTAAAGCAACCGAAACAGGCGTAGAAGCTCCTAAAGAATTTAAATCACAAATATCTGAAGATGTATTGCGTGACATTAGACTTAAAAAATCTTCAGAACTACCTGTGCCTGTAGAATTAACAGAAGGTCAAGCATCACAAAACCCTGTGCTTATATCTCGTGAACGTAATGAGCGTGGATTTAAAGAAGCACACGCACAACGCTTTAATGAGCAAAACAAAGCTTTACAGGAAAACGCTAATATTATTAAACAAAACGTAGCGCCTAATGTAACAACAACTGACTATGTTGCAGACGCTACTAATTTAATTGATTCAGTAAAAGCTATTAAAGAAGCTAACAAAACTAAAACACAAGAAGCTTATAAAGCGCTAGAAGATGCAGCTGGCGGTAAGTTTCCTATTGATGGTAAAAAGTTTGCTAATAACGCTATTGAGAAACTTACAGCCGAAGATAGATTAGATTATTTACCTTCTACTATTAAAAACAAATTAGATTCTTATGCAGCAGGTTCTAAAGAAATGAATTTTAATTTGTTTGAAAACTTACGTTCTGATTTAGCGGCTGAAATGCGTAAAGCGGATAGAGCTGGTGACGGCAATATGAAAAACGTTTTAAGCGTAGTAAGAAATGAATTGGAAAATTTACCAATGACAGAAGCTGACGCTAACTTAAAAGGATTGGCAGACAACGCTAGAAAAACTGCTAAAGCAGACTTTGACCTAGAAAAATCAAATCCTCTTTATAGCAAAGTATTAAATGAAGCGGCTGATAGTAAAGACTTTATTCAAAACTTTGTTATTAGGTCTAAAAATGCCGATTTTGTAAAATCAATAGATTTACTAAAAGATGATCCTGTTGCATTAGAACATTTGCGTTCAGGCACAATGGACTATATTATTAGAGAATCTACAGACGCAAGCGGAAACTTTAGTAACGCTAAATTTCAAAAAGCAATTGAAAATCTTAATGTAAATAAGAAATTAGATGTGTTGTTTGGTGAAAGCTCTAAACAACTAAAAGATTTAGCTGAAGTTGCAAAAATTGTAGAAGCTAGACCAAGAGGTTCTTTTGTTAATGAATCTAATACAGCTACAGCTTTAGGCTCAATGGCTAAACAATACGGTGGTGAATTGATTAAAAGAATACCTGTTGTTGGCGCTGTTGTAGAACCTGCTTCACAAGTATTGCAACAAAGAAGAATAAATAAAGAGGTTAAAAAGTCTTTAAATCCACAACCAAAAACAAAACTTTCAGATATAGGAAAATAAAATGTCAGTCAATTTATCACCAATAGGAAACGGAATAAGCTTTTTAGGAACTACAGGCCTGCCATTAGCAGGTGGTAAGTTATACACTTATCAAGCTGGCTCATCCACACCATTAGCTACTTATACAACTATTGACGGCACTATTGCTAACTCTAATCCAATTATTTTAGGTTCTGACGGAAAGCTTCCTGAAGAGTTATGGTTAACTTATGGCTATAACTACAAGCTAGTCTTAAAAGATGCAAATGAAGTTTTAATTTATACATACGATAATATTTACGGTATTTTAGGAACTATTCCTACATCGTCATCTACTGTGCCTTCAGGCATGATTCTTTTATGGTCAGGTTCTATTGGTTCTATTCCAGCTGGTTATTATTTTGCAGTCAACGCCACAGGCGGTTCTGCTGATGCAATTGTGGTATCTCATACACACACCGCAACTTCTGTAGTAACCGACCCAGGCCATACACATACTGTTTCTGTTAACAATCAAGGATCACAAAACGGAAATGTATCAGGTGGCGGTTCAATGCCTACAACTGCTGGCGCAACTCTTACAACGGCCTCATCAACAACAGGAATTACAGTTGCTACAACTAACACAGCGTCAGGCACAAGCGGAACAGGTGCAAACCTTCCTCCATACTATGCACTTTGCTACATTATGAAATCATAAGGACTATCATGGAATTTCAATCTTTATTTAATATTTTAGTTGGTGCAGGTTTAACTGCTATTGGTTGGTTTGCAGATAACTATGTTAAAAAAATAGATATTAATGCACGTTTTGATAAGATTGAAGCAATTCTTGAACGACTATTTGATAAACTAGAATCAAAAGCTGATAAAAAATAATGAGCATAGTAGATTCAGTTATTAGTATTGTAGGTTCTGTATTAGAAAAAGTTATTCCTGATACAAACAAACGCAAAGAAGCACAAGAACAATTACAAACTTTATTAGCAGGTCAGGAGTTTCAACTTGCAATTGAACAGATTAAAGTTAATGCTATTGAGGCACAATCTGACAGCTTTTTTAAATCAGGCTGGAGGCCTTCTGTTGGCTGGATATGTTCTATTGCCTTTGGACTTCACTTCGTCATCTTACCCTTATTTAACTACTTTCTTATGCTATGCGGACAACAACCGATTATTGTGCCTTTTCAAATGGACACTCTTTTAACTGTGCTTTTAGGTCTATTAGGCATGGGAACTTTAAGAACGTTTGAAAAAATTAAAATTAAATGAAGTTAACGCCTCATTTTACTTTAAAAGAGTTATATGACTCTGAAATAGCTGATCGTCATAACATAAACAATATGCCTGACGATCCTGTCATATTAAATAACCTTAAATTTTTGGCTGATAATTTAGAAAAAGTGAGGTCTTTACTTGGTAAACCTATGCACATTAACAGCGGTTATCGTAGTCCTCTCGTCAATTCAAAACTTGGAAGCAGACCTACTAGCGCACATACTAAAGGTTTGGCTGCAGATTTTGTTTGCCCTGCCTATGGTAGTCCTCGTGACATTGTTATTCGTATTATGGATAGTGATATTGTTTATGATCAACTTATTTTGGAATTTGACCGCTGGGTTCATATTGCCTTTAATAAAGAAAACCCAAGAAAACAAAAACTAATTATTGATAAATCAGGAACTAGAACTTTTAAGGAGTAATTATGGCAACAAATATGAAATTAGAAAAATGTGAACCTTCTATCCGTCACGAGCAAAAAGAAATGCAAATGATGAAAGATTGGCAAAAAGAAAAAGCTAAAGTTGAAAAGCTTGCTAAAGACTTAAAGGCACATGAAAAAATGCCGATGAGCAAAGCTCACAAGAAATAGTGAACAATAACTTTGAAGTGTTTGTGGCGTTTACTATTAGCATTAGCCTTGTATGTATGTGCTATTTTCCTCTACATTTGGCTTTAGAATATATCATTTGCTATTGGTAAATAAAAAAGGGCATTTCTGCCCTTTCTTAATTGGATATGTTTTTCTGAGGAACGCTATCCACCTTTTAAAGCTACTATTTATTCATAACATACATAGTAACTTCAAAACCAAATTTGCTATTCTAGCTATTTTAGTGCAGATTAAATCTAGCGACTCATTCATATCTAAAGGCAGATGATTTTCACCTTCAGCTATAACGGCTTTTAAATGTTGGGCAGTTTCAGCTACTTTTTGAAAATCACCATGAATACTATCCCTATTTTTTAAAATTTCATCTACTTTACTCATAACTTCCTCCATAAAAGTAATATATAGCCCTAAAACGCACGTTATAGCCTTTTAGGGTCAAATCCATAAAGGTTGGATACTTTGTCCGCCAGCTTATAAAAAGTCGCGCCATGGGCGTCCCAGTGCTTGTAACCTTTAGAATAAAGGGTTAGGTGACACATTTCATGCAATAACGTTTCACTTACGGTAGAAAAGTGCAAACAACGGCCTTTTGATATTTCTATTTTTAAATGTGGGTCACAATGAAAATAACCGTATGCCGCAGGGTCGTTAATTATTTTCCATTCTATTTTTGAAGCGGTTGGTAAATCGTATCGATCAAAGGGAGGCATGAGTCTAAACGCTGAATAAAGAGCTGCGATATATTTAGCGTTTAAAAGTGTCATTTTTTATATATCCAATTTTTGTCCCACATATCTTTATGGGGATCATCTTTATAAAAATCTTCCTTTGCTATTTTATCAATCTTTTCTTTTTTTTCTCTAGGTAGTTCGGTGGGATATTTTTCTTGCTTTTGAACCACATATTCTATAACGGAATAAGTTGAAGTAAGTGCATTTATATTTATGTTGTTAAAGTCCATATTATCCTTTCCAGCTAACCCATTCGGATTTATCTGAATTTTCAAATGATACGTCTACGTTTACAGGCATTGAGAAAGTTATGCCATGATGTGGATGCGTTATCCATAAAGCTTGACGTGGTGGCTCAAATCCAAAGTTATTACTATAAGCATATTCACAGTATCCTTTGAGCGATCCGTTCACAATCAAACGCTCTAATTGAATCAGTTGGTGGAAGTGACCTATAATCATAGTGTCGTATTCCATGTCTATTTGTGCGTTCCTAGAGCGCTTTTTATGGTCACCTCGTATGATAGGGCCTAGCGCACCAATAACGCCATCACCGCCTCTAAATTGATCGCCGTGGGTTAATAAGTATTTATGATTGTAAACGGCATAGATAGCGTCAGGGCCGTCAGGTATTAGGAAAGATACTCGTTTATCCGACTCAAAGTGTTTGGCTAGGAATTGATAGGTAAGCCAATCAAACGATGTAAAGTTACGGCCTTTGTTTCTAATCTTGTGGGTATTACGGCCATGGTTACCGCCTACGCATGGGACAAAGACGCGGCCAAATTGATTAGCTAGGGTTTCTATACACCAAATTAACACGCCAAATAGGTCAATAACCACAGGCATAATCTCTGCGTCGTTAGTAGCCATTAATTCCTCGTGTATGTCACCTGACACCATATCACCGCCTAGGGCAAATACTATGCCAGGATATTTAGGATTAACCATGTGGTTGTTTAATAGATCAATAGCCACTTCAATCATGCGTTTAGCACGTTTGTGGGCTATTTTCATATTATATGAATTAACGTTGTTGATTTGATTAGGGTCTACATTCTCTCCCCAATGCCAATCTGAAGCAAATAAGGTCGGCACGCCTGGAGCGGACTTGCTAGATGTAGGTTTTAATAGCCAGCTAGGAATAGACGGCTTTTTATCAACCATTTTTAGAATTTTAGATTTAACATAATTCTCACTTAATACATCACGATTGAATGATGCTATTTGAGCCTCTAGAGTTCTTATTTTATCTTTTAGTGCTATTTCAGGTGGGATTTGTATTTCAGGTGGTAGTGCTTTAAATAGGTTTGCTAACTTGGCTGCTTTTAATCTACCCTGTAAACAAGCTCGTTTAATACCTAATAACTCTGCTGCCTTTGTTTCACTGCCTGTCTTGTTAAAAGCTTCAACTGCCTCCATCATTTGTTGTTTGCTTAATGACATATATGCGATCCAAATAAAAGTTCTAAAGTAAAAAAGAGGCCTAATAATAGACCTCCTGCTCCAAATACAAGTAATACTTTAATTATAAAATTTATAAAACTATCTATCATGGTTTTTATGTTTTACTTCAATAAACTTTACATCTTTTAATAAGTTAGTTTCACCGTCAAATATAAGTTGCAAATTACATCCTCTTTGACGGTCTTTAGTGTTTGATGAGATAAAGCTAGCGTGGCCTTTTTTACCTCTGTAAACGTAATATTCTAAAATTACATCAGGTTTTGGTATTTGCATCTTTTTAGGATTTAAAACGGATTGTATATCTAAACCATTAATTTGTTTAGCATAAAGTTCAATATTGAGCATATTTTAGTTCCTCTTGTTTATAAAAAACCATGCGAGACCATTGAACAGTCTTTTTAAGCTTAAACCAGCTTACAGGTTTTTTGATTGAGTTATCGTGGAAATGTGTTGCGCCGTAAGAATAGTCAGGCTCTAGTTTGTGCATGATGCGCCATGCTAAATTAAGAAAATGTGGATTGATTTCTTTACGTTCAGGTGGTTTAACTTTTCCATACCAAGTAAATTGATTTGGCCTTTTCATTTCATAACACACTTGTTTTGGATCAAAGTCAGCGCGTCGCATTAAAACGTAACCCACTGATATTTGTGCTTCTTTTGACTCAACGCTAGACTCCATGAATATGGTTTGCGCGAGGCATAGTAACGCCTGGTCGATCATATAAGACCTCCCTGTGTAGTTGCCAAGTTGTATTATACCATTTTTCAATTTTTGTCATTTTCAAGACGTAGAATTAGGTCATCAACTTCAGTTAAGAACTGTTTTACTTCCAACTCCATTTCTTTGATCATTGATAAGTCTTTTTCTACTCTGCTAATAAACAAACGATTTTTAAATGGTAGCCTTGGGTCGTATGAAACAAAGTCTGCCCATTCACGACCTGTAACCCATAATTGACATTGGATTTGTTTGTAGTAATCGCCAGGCACTTTGTTTTCAAAAATATAATCTAAATGCGTGGTAGTATTAGGGCATTTGATTTCTACTAAATGTTTGTCACCAAGTAGACGATCAGGGGATACGCCAAGCCATTTGATTTCAGGATGCTTCCAAAAGCCTGTCTTTTCTAAAAACGTGCCTGTAGCTGCCTCGTATGCCATGGCTGCCATGGGTTCGTTTTCTACTCCCCATGCCATCGCGTCATTAGAATAAGATTCTAGCGGTTGCATAGTTAACCTTTCAGCTACAAGGCGAGTTTTATATTTTTTACGACCTATGGCCTCGCCTGTTTTACCTTTAGACATTACCTCTGCAATATTGCTAGCACTGACATATCCTAATTTTGCAGTAGCCCACTCAACCGAACCTTGCTCTAGATGTGTGCAATCGTTGGCGATCATTTTTGAGGCTCCAGCTTGTATTCAGCTACATGACAAACTTCTTTATATTTATTTTTTACTTTTTTAGTATTGGTTGTAATTTCATAGCCTTTTTTTCTTAAATTGAAAATAGTATCTGCTAACCGATAAATGCCTAATTGAGTCCATGCTTTTAGTGGATCAATCTTGCCATGCTTTTCTAAATACTTTGTCAAACGTTCTTGTTGATTCATATATCCTCCTAGAAACAGTTAGTAACGTTACCGCAGGTGGTGCAATTAATTATGCGGCCATCTACGATATAGGTTTGTGTGTAACAAGCGTAAGCTTTGATTGCAAACAAAACGCCAATTAATCCTACGACTAAAATTAACTTTTTCATTTACTCCTCCAATTTAGATTTTTTAGTTGATAATGCTGAACGTATAGTCGTTATAACATCAGGTTGACTACCAAACCTTCTTTGAGCCTCTTTAAATATATCTTTTAAAGACTCAATAGATTCTGCTTCATTGATAGCTTCTAAAACTTGGTTTATGTCCTCATCTGAAGCTGGTTGCTCTTGAGGCACATCCTCGCCTGCGTATATATATAAACCAATTCCATGTAATGCAATAGCCTTGGCCAAACAACGTTGCATGGCTGTATTAACTGCCATGGCGTCAGGGTTTATAACGGCTTTATTCTTGTAATCTAATACAGGTAGTTGAGCTGTCATAGATTTACCAAAAGCCGTCACCGAGCAAAATACCATTAGGGTATCGCCAAATTGTTTAGGCTCTTTATATTCCCAGGTGGCTGTTGGATCGCGTTGTAATAAAGTATCCACCGCCCACGCCCATGAAAGATAGGTTAGGTTTCCTTTCTTCTCTGTGTGGTCATTTACGTTGATACTGCGTAAATCGTTAAATGTGGTCATTTGATTCCCTTTGCTAGTTGAATAGATTTTTTAAAAGTAAAGCCTTTGCAATATAAAAACACAACGTTTCGGATGTATTTGAACATTAGAAAAAGTCTCCATGTTGGTGGCCTGCGTCATACATGGCATCGTATGGGCCTTGATATACGTTAGCCTCATTTAACTTTTTTTCTGTAATACCCATCGCTTCCTCAAAAAAGGCATTACTTATAGATTTAGCAAAAAGGTTAAGGCTTAACATATCGCCTTTTTGATTGGCCCAATATAAAGCACGAATTCCAAAGTGTTTAGAAAGTATTGGGTATAAGAAGTAAAGCCAAAGCGCTCCATATAGATATACTGCTAGAACTGTTACGATCATGCCTTTTGTTTTCATAATTTCCTCCATAAATTTAAAAACTACAGTTGCTATATTAAACAAATAGTTTTATATTGCAAGCATTATTTAAACATTTTTATTAAAAAGGATATAAAATATGACAGACAAAGAAATTATAGAATTCTACGGAGGTGGCACAAAACTTGCTAGAAAGCTGGGCTTGCTTACTCACCACGATAGGATTAAGGTGAATAATTGGAAGGTTAGAGGTATTCCAGCCAAGATTAAGCTTCAATACCCTGAAATTTTCCTAAAACGTAAATTTAAAGATTAGAGGAACTATGCACTATTTTCAACACAACATCGCCGACTACCGTAAGGACACAGGCCATTTGACCCTGCTAGAACATGGTGCTTACAGGCAGCTATTAGATCAATATTACCTAAACGAGCAACCTTTGCCTTTAGATGAGAATAGATTAATGCGGTTACTGTCAGCTAGAAATAATGACGAAATAAGGGCAGTTTTAAGCGTTTTGGCCGACTTTTTTGAGAAAACCGAGCAAGGATATATCCACAAACGTTGCGAGGCTGAAATCGAGGCTTTTAGGGCTAAATCCGAATTGGCCTCTAAATCTGCAAAAATTAGGTGGGATAAGCAACAAATGTCGGAATTCTCTGATAGAATGCAGATAGTTAGCGAACGGACTGCGAAACGTGTGCGAACGCATAGCGAACCCAATGCTAACCATAAACCATTAACCATTAACCATAAACCATTAACCAATAATATAAAACCCTTGTCCGATTTTGATATGTTTTGGATTGCATACCCTAAAAAAGTTGGTAAAGAAGCAGCTAGAAAAGCCTGGGCTAAAGCTAACCCTGAATTAGCTACGGTATTAAATGCGTTGGAATGGCAAAAGGTAAGCCCACAATGGTTTAAAAACAACGGCCAATATATCCCTAACCCTTCCACGTGGCTCAACCAACATCGCTTTTTAGACGAAAAACCGCAGGAGCAGACATTTTGATTGATAACGAGAAAAAAGGCTTTAAGGACATGATGAATACGATTGCCCTTATTTATTCTAAACCTGAACCTACGCAAGACACATTACGCGTATGGTGGGCTAAACTAAATCAATATGAATTTATGCAAGTAAGCCAAGCCTTTGATAGTTGGGTAGATAAAAATAAATATATGCCAAACATAGCAGATATTTTAGAAACCATAAAAATGCAACAGCCTAAAGAATTTATAAAAATGCTGCCTCGTAATCCAACGCCGTATGAAATAGAACATAATAAACAAAAAGCGAATGAATTATTATCTAAAATTGAATTGAAACCAACTGACCCTAAAGCATGGGCGCATAAAATAATAGATTTGCATAGCCAGGGAAAATACAAATTAGAAATTGGAGTAAAGTTTGCAAGGGAGGCATTAAAAAATAAATTTAATGAAAGGATTTTAAATGATGCTTAAAAAGTTTTCAGTTATTATTGAAGTTGAATTAGATCAAAAAAAATACGAGGAAGTGGAATCTTGGGGAGTAGCGCCTTCAGATTACATAGCTAGTATTATTTCAGACCACGCACGTGATAGAGGTTTAATATTAAAAACTTCTGTGACCGAAATAGAACACAGCCTATATAAACGATTATGTGTTGCATCTGATGACTTTATAGGTAAAGATGCTATTGCCGACATTGAAGAAGCGGTATTAAAAAACAAAATGTGCATCGGCGGAAACTGCGAGGATTAATATGGAATTCACACACGCTGTAATGGATAACGGCGATATGATTAGAAAATATCGTTGGTCTAATAAAGAAGCAAAATGGTATCAAGACACGCACAAAGATATTCAAGTTATTAAATTAACTACAGCACCAAAACAAAACGTGTTTGATTTAATTAAAGATGAACCATTATTTTAGGAGGCAATATGGCGCATGAAGCTGGCAAAGGTGATATGTATCGACCAGTCGATCAAAAAAAGTTTGATGAGTCGTTTGACAAAATATTCCGTCAACGCATTAAAAACCAAAAGACATCTAGTGTAGACATGTATGAATACGAACTAGACAAATCAACAGGGGAGGTTATTAAAAAAAATGTTACTACATAGCTTTTATGGAACTAATTTACCTATTACCACAAAAGACATTGAGTTTATGGAAAAAAGAAATATTAAAGTTCAAGAATTAAAAAGACAATTAGGCAAAAAATATATATTATTTAATGTCACATCTATTCACAACAAAGGAGAGCAACATGGCGTCAGTAAACAAAGCAATCATAGTAGGAAATCTAGGTAAAGACCCTGAAGTTAGATTTTTACCCAACGGCGATGCAGTTTGTAATTTTAGCGTAGCCACCACAGAGTCTTGGAAAGACAAAGACGGCAAGAAAAACGAAAAAACAGAGTGGCACAATATAGTTTTATTTAGAAAGCTTGCAGAAATAGCAGGCGAGTATTTAAAAAAAGGCCGACCTGTATATTTGGAAGGCAGACTTCAAACACGCAAATGGCAAGACAAAGAAGGCCAGGAGCGCTATACAACAGAAATAGTAGCGGACACCATGCAAATGCTAGGTAGTCGTGAAGAAGCAAAAGAAGTGGCAAGCACAACAGCCACACCTCCTGCAAACTTTGATGACATGGCAGACGACGTTCCGTTTTAACATGAATGACGATTTTGACAGAGCTAGTGATTTAGAACAGACGGATCGTGATTTAGCCATTGAACGTGTCAGATCACAATCAAAAAGTTTTGAACCCACTGGCTTTTGTCTTAATTGCCGTGAGCCATCAAAAAAAAGATTTTGCAATATAGACTGCCGTAATGACTACGAGAAAAGACAACATGACAGATAACTATTTACAAAAAATAATTAGATTAGTTGGTAAGCCACAAGTTGAGGTTGCCATAAACGCAATACAGAATGCACCAATAGATTCACAATATCCCCTAGAAGTAATTATTAGAAAAGAGCAAACGTCTAGATCATTAAGTGCTAACGCTCTTATGTGGGCAGGCCCACTGAACGACATAGCACAACAAGCTTGGGTTCATGGCCGTCAATATTCAGCATTGGTTTGGCATGAATATTTTAAAGAACAGTTTTTACCTGAATTACATGATCCTGAAACAACCAAGGAAGGTTATAAAAAATACGAGGAAACGCCTGAAGGTAAACGCATACTTGTAGGATCAACCTCTAAACTTACAAAGCATGGGTTTAGTTTGTATATAGAAAATATATACGCTTATGGAGCAAATCTTGGCGTTAGATTTACAGAAACCTATCAAGCCTAAAAAGTGTAAAATATGTAAAGCATACTTTACACCTACAAAACCGCTTCAGCAGGTGTGCCAATGGAAATGCGCATTAGATTTTGCAAACAATCAAAAAATTAAAAAGATTAAAAAAGAAGTAAAAGAAGCTAGACAAAAAATTAAAAGCCGTTCAGATTGGTTAAAAGAAACACAGGTTGTATTTAATAAATATATAAGATTAAGGGATCAAAATGACGGTTGTATTAGTTGTGGGTCAAAAAGTGCCAGCGCATATCATGCAGGCCATTACCGAAGCATTGGAAGTGCAGGACACTTACGATTTAACGAGCAGAACTGCCACCGAC